CACAGGATTCCGTAAATTGGCACTGTTCGGAAGAGACTGCAAGGTTTCTCCGAGCTCCACACTAAGTGAGTCTGCTCTTTTGAGCCAGTCATCATAGGTGCTAGGAGCAACCCACGAAGGAATTTCACCCGCAACAACTAATTTCTCGATAGTCTCTCTAACTAATTTGTTGTCAGGAGACACAAGAGTAGGAAAGTGGGTCCTAAGTCCTATAGCGTGCTTGATAAGAACAGCTGGGGGGGTCTTCTGGCTAAAGAGCAATGAGACGTCTCCCTCCTCAATAGCCTGAAGGATACGCGTTCTGGCAATGACAAAGCATTCAACGATGTATTCTGCTATGTTCTTACCCATATCACGAATTAAAACGAACTTGGTGCTCGCAATCAAGGCTGAGATTGTTGAGGATATGCTGTTCGGAATCTCTCTAAAGAAACTGGCAATCTCACTCCACAAATGAGCTAGGAAGCCCGTGGCAAACCCCTCAGGTAAGGCTTCTCCTTGGTCAGGGGCGCCATTCTGAAAATGAATACGAATCTCCTCTTCGAGGTCATCCTCGGTCATCAGTTCTCCCGACTGCCGAGCTGTCACTCTCCAGCGACTGACGAACGCCCGACTAATATAGTCCATCAGACCGTCAAGAAAACTCAACTGGAATTCTAACAAATCGCTACCTGCTAAAAACTGTGCGAAGGCAGTGACATACTGTAACCAAGTAGTGGACACAGCTAGCGAGGCCAATAGGGTGACTAATCGCGTCCCAAAAGAGCGAAAACGCGGTCTCAATTGGTCCTCCAACATCTCTGTAAAGGATAGCAGTAGGACATTGAGTTCTGAGACAAGATTGGTCGGAAACTGGTGATGGTGCTTCACATGCCAGAAACTCGTTGGTTCAGCACTAGGCATAGCACTAGATGGTACATTGCCCTGGTATCTGAGCTTGGTAATCTCTTTCTCTAGCTCTTCACGATACATCTTTTGGATGATCATGTCCTCAGATTGACACATGGTAGTAGTGATCTTCCTCTTAACATAATCAAGAAATCTTGGAGCACAAGAAAGAGTGACCTTTTCCTCCTCGGCAGTAACACTTGTAACAAGAGTTCCTAGAGGTTCCGGTTTGGGTTCTAGTGTCTCCGGTTCAGTCGATTTTGAAATAAGACCGCTTTGGTGGCGAATGGTTGGTAATCGGTATTCCTCAAGCCGTCTAAGACGCGGGATGACTGAGGCGACCTGACGAAGAAATCTCTCCTCATCTTCTTTCCGCAGTTCCCCTTTAAGGAAATCAACACCGGCCTTCCAGATGGGACGATTCCTCTGAAACGCAGGTCGAAGCTGCTCCCATCTCTCTACAGTAGACACACCTTCCAGAATGGGAATAACCCTTGTTTCAGGCATGAAGTGACCCAAAGTAAATTGTGTCGGCTTCCTACCTTGCTTACGTGGCTCGTAATACAAGATAGAGATAGATGCGTTGGGGAGCAGAGTTCGCATCATTTTAATAGTCAACCTGGCATGCATTAATAGCCAAGCTGGGTTATTAATAGAAATGTGAGCTCTCTTCCTCTCACTAGGATCTTTGATAGAGTCTATCTGGGCTTGAAGACTGGCGATCTTCCATTCTGCCCAGCGCCTATACTGAGAAGAGATCTCAAAACCCCCACTCAAGGTGGGTCGCTTAGGCTCTCCCCGGCTAGGCGGTAACCGGACCGGGGCATAGTCTCGAGCCAGTACAGAACGCTTAGGCTCATAAGCAGCACCGCTCTTCCGGGATCGAGCCTGCCGATTCTCACCGAGTCTCTCCACCTTAGACTCTAGATATTTAGGAACTCCACTGTCCTGAAACGCGTGTTCGCGCATTGCAGGGGGAAGACCAACATACTGTTGTCGAAGCTCCTCCAGATTCATACCAGGCTTATATTGCACTCTTGGAGTGAAAGCGGGTAAATTAGGGTTGAAGGCCGCTAAGTCTACAGCAGGATCAAAGAATCCAACTGGATTGAAGGGGCTTGCCCTCGGATTGAGTTTCCGAGGTTCAGACCTGCTGGTAGCAGGTTTAAGAGTGGAACCACCTGGTTTCCCACCAGATAGAACAGGGGTTCTTAAGGCTTGTAGATGTAATGTATATTGCGAGGGGGCTTGTTCAAAGCAGCTTCCGCTGCAGTTTATGGAAATGGGGGGGATAGGTTTATCCAGCATATCGCTAGATTGAACAGTGTAATTAGTCGCTTGCATTGGTAAAGAAAGTGGCAAAAGTTGATGTTCAAAGCAGTTTTGACTGCAGTCTATTGAATCTAAGGAAGTAGATTCACCCAACATATCGCTAGGTTGAACGGTGT